CCATGCATCGCTTCGTATGCCTTAACGAGATCATGTTTCTTCATGGATTTGATAGTAGAGAAAGCATCGGCAAGGATACCTGCTTTTGTTTGAGGTGGAGCGGACTTTTTGATCTCAGCTGCATTATCACCAGCGATTTCTTCACCATCGATATCTTCGTCTTCTTCAGACTCTTCGTTGACTTCTTCGTCTTCGTCTTCTTCGTCTTCTTCAGACTCTTCGTTGACTTCTTCGTCTTCGTCTTCGTCTTCGTCAGACTCTTCGTTGACTTCTTCGTCTTCTTCGTCTTCTTCAGACTCTTCGTTGACTTCTTCTTCGTCTTCTTCGTCTTCGGCTTCGTTTTTCTTCTTAGCCTCACCGAGAAGAACTTCGAGTACCGAATCAGAAAGTGATTCCTGAGTTTCTTCAGCAACTTCTTCAGGTGTATCCTGTTCAAGCTCCTGATTCTCTACAAGATCCTCTTCCTGTACGTCTTCGACAACGATTTCTTCTTCGTTCTGTATTTCTTCAGACATTGGGTTTATACCTTATTTTGAATTTAGAGTTTGGAGAGGAAATCTCTGAAGATTCGTTCCTGTGCCTCAGCGATCTGAGAGGAATTCACCTTCTTTATTTCAGTCTCATATTCTTCAATTTGTTGAGGTTTTAGAATACCATTCTCCAAGATCCAATCAACTCCTTCCATGATGCCATTTACAAAGGCTTCGGGGGCGGAGGGGTCTTGAACAATGTCAACCGTCGAAAGAATATAATCATCCTTTACGAACGTTTTGTTTTCTCTTGATTCAACAGTTCCCATACCACGACTTGAGACACCTAACTTGCAACCTCCTTCAACGAGGCCTTTCACGATCTTACCCATTGGTGTATCCAAGATAAGTGCCTTTCCAACAACGTTATTACCTTCCCATTTGAGTTCGGTAATACGATGTGAAACTTTATCCAAGTTAATCGCTGGTCCTTCGGGGTGATTTAACTCACCCACGGCCCGACCAGTCTTAACTTGTTCCTTTACATATTTATCGGTTGCTGATTCCAGAACCGACTTCGGATAAATTCTTTTATTGCGGTTTTCTTTTTCCGCTTGCATAAAGACGCCTTCGATGAAGACATCCTTGCCACCTTTTTCATTGGCTTCGGTGATGTACTCAAGTTGTACATCCTGTGTTTCTGTTATTAATTTCATCTTAGTTTGCGTAACCTATTGCGGTGCAAGTAAGTGTTGCGGCCGAAGTAAGAATCTTTTCGGCGTTCTTCTTCTTAAGAGTAATTTGACCAGATGCCGGAACATCGAATGTTGCGATTGTTGCGCCTCCACTCGTTTGTAGAGTGACTTGACCAGCTGTAGCTACAGTATTACAGATATAAACATGTGATGCCTCAGATATATTTGAGGCTGTGGAGTTTGGCGTTTCTTTCGCCGCTAATGGTGTGATTGTCATTTTTCTACCTTCTTTTTAAGAATATCTGCCATGTCGTCCAGTTGTGCAACCGAAACGGCTACTTGATTTGTCCACCACGAAGGTAGATCATCTTCGGGATTCATTCCCTTTAAAATTACTTCCATATTCTGAAGAGCCTCACGAGCAACAGCAACACCACTAAGAGCTGACGCAACGTCGGTGTGTCCGTCTTCCTTTTGAAGAACCTTTTTAGATTCATGAATAAGATTATTCCAGTATTCTGTCATTACATTCGTGAGAGTTCTACTTGTTGTCCTAGTTGATAGAGATGAAAGTCAATCGTATCTTTTTGATGAGGATTCTTTTTCTTGGGATTGCTTTCTCCATCAGAGTACGCTTTATTTGCAATCAAAGACTTTGTGAGTTTTGAATTATCATAGATCTTTCCAAGAAGATCATCAACTTCGGATTGCTTGATCTTATCACTTCCACCTTTTACAAACTTGTCTGCGGATACTGCTTCATCGATCTGAACATCTTCTTCCATTACCGGAGCAGGATCTCCATCATTGAAAATTTGAGAAGTCAATCCAACACGACGAACATCCATCGCGATATCAAGTTTTTGTTGAATTGCATCTTTAAACGCATTCAACGCTTCATCCTTATCATTCTTTACAAGTGCGTTAAATATTCTTTCTGACATAATTACTATTTATAAATTTTTATATTTCTATATCGTCTTCGCCTTCAATATCACCAGATTCCTTTTCTTTCTCAATCTGATCATCAATTGTCTCAATGTCTTCATCGGATTGATGTAGAATGTTACGGCGAACCCATTCGCGAGAATAGTATTTACCAATCTGTTCTTCAACCAATTGAAGCATCTCAAGTCTTTCGCGAAGAATCTCAAACTCTTTCAGTTCCGCAAAGTAATTGTCTTCAATAAAGTCAATATTAATCGACTCTTCGATAAGAGCCCAATCCTTTGGTTCAATAACACCTTTGAGAATCAGTTGAACTTTGAGTGCTTCAATGAAGATTTGAGAGAACTTCTTTCGAAGTTTATCAACGAACTTTTGAAACTTGACTTCATCTCGTGAAACTTCGGTTGCTCGACCAAGAGAGAATGCATTATCCTGTTCAAGACGAGAGATTGGAACATTTAGAGCTTTGTAAAGTTTTCTCTGAAAGAAGATCACATCTTCGATCTGTCCAAGATTCTCTCCACCACCCAATGTGGTGATTTCAGTTCCTCTTCCACCTTCTCTTCGAGGAAGATAGAAGTCTTCGAGCATAGACATGTGTTTACGATCATCGGTGATTTCACCCGTACTTGCATTGTAAACTAGTTTATTGCGATAACGAGAAACAACGCTTTGAACATACTCTTCGGCTTTACCCTTTGGTAAGTTACCTACGTCAATGTAGAAGATACGTCTTTCGGGAGCTCGAGAAACACGATAGACAACCAAAGAATCTTCCATGAATCGCAACTGATTGATCAACTTGATTGCCTTATGGAGATAACCAATTGACTTGATACGAGAAGGATCAAAGAGACCAGAGTTGACTGCAATGATCGATTCTTTCTCCAACTTGATTCCTTGACCAGCCTTAATTTCCGTATTCGTTAGAATACCGTCAGCGTAAAGATAATACTCCGCAACTATTTTTTCATACTCAACTTGAGTCTTGGGATCTTGTACCCTTTTGACTTCTTTAACCTTACTGATCTTTGTGGGATCGATGTAGCGAAGTTCTACGATTCCTCGTTTTGGATTCTCTTTATCAACGATGATCTGAAAATAGACTCTACCATCAATATACCAGTTACGAAAAAGATCGTGACCGTTATGATTGAATCGATAAAGTGTAAGAATCTTATTAAACTCATCGACAATCTGCTTCTTAATATTTTCTGGTTGATCCAGATCATCAAGTGAAATATCTACCGGAGAGGATTTATCAGCTGATGCAATCGCGCCATCAACGATATCTGTAATCGCTGTATCCGCTTCGGGTTGTGTAGCAACTTCACGATACTTTAAAATAAGATCGTGATCAGAGATCGTTGCCGAATCTCCAAGATCAATATACTGACCATAAAGACCACCAGAAAAAACCGTTGTTGCCGCAGAACCATCATCACTCGGTTTTGGAATCGGTGAAATGATTTCTTTCTTCGCCTTTGGTGTAATCTTCTTACTTATCTCGTAGCCAAATATTTCCATAAATGTATTTATTCGCCCCGCAAGAATAGACTCACGGGGCGAATAGTTTTAATATCTTATTGATTAAGAAGTAGTGGTCCAATTACCACCAAGTGATTCCCAATATTGATACGCAAGATCAACACTGAACTCTTCAATCGTATCATTCGAATCGTAACTCAGATCAATCGCCGCAACACTTACAGGAAATGCTCCGCGAATCTGATATCGTTTCGTTACTCTTTCGGACTTATCAAGTTGATCGATCAGCATGTCTGCTTGATAGCTAGTTGGGTTTACCAATCCAAGATTAGCGCTATGCTCATTCATTCCGTTCATCCAACGCTCAAATGCGTTGCGAATGCTCATTCCAGAATCATTAATTATGGTGATTGACCAGTTTTCGAACGTGCGATCTCCGGCAATCTTCAACTGACGCCCCCGAAAGGGAATGTCAATTTGAGCAATAGTGCTGGCGGGTAACTGGGCCCCCTTGACCAAGAATTGTGTCAATTCACTGTTTCCTCCAGCGTATGCCGGAAAGTTGACAGTTGCCTTGAACAGATTAGGACGAGCGCCTCCTCCAATAAGTTTTGATTTAAAATCGTCTACTCCTAGTGCCATGATAGTTTTCCTTTCCTTTAACTATTTATATTACTGTTGTCCAGCAATCTCAGAAAACTCAACACCAGTACGAGTGGCGATAAAGTTAAGCGTGATGAAGTTGATCGAACGAGCGGGCTTGATGTAAATATCAGCCACGAAACGATTCGTGTCAATCACTTCTCCGGTATTATTTGTTTCGTCACAAACAACGAGAAAGTCCGTAATACCACGACGACCCTTAACATCCCGTAGGAAAGGTTCTGTCATATTGCGGAACATTGCTCGTGTGAACTCGTCATTCAATTCGAATAACTGATACTTGGAAGCAGTAGAGATTGCTTTTTCCAATACGATAAACAAACGGCGAACGTTGATACGATCAAAGGCACTTGGTTTACTCTGTGCAGTCTTATCACCGAAAAGGAGAGTTCCTTGGCCGGGGAAAGATACAAGAGGATTGATACGTGCCTTATAGAGTGTATCACGTTGAGATGAAGTTGGATTGTATCCAAGTTTCACAACTCCACGCAATTGACCACGATTGTATCCAGCAGGCGAGAACCAAGGTTCTGCGACATCATCAACGTTA